CTATAAACATTTATACAAGCTATAGGAACAATGTCAGCTGTAGCGAAGCCTTGTACAGGGTAGTTTTTAATTTGTGTGGAATAACTAGATCCACCCCATGCCATTCTCTGAGCATACGGAAAAGAATATTCTCTGCCTGATGGTGTTTTAATTTTTTTGTATTGTATTGCTGTGCTTTGTAATTCTTCATGCCATTTTGCTATGTCTTTGTACTTGTCTAAGAATGCTTTGTAGTATCTCTTCTCATCTTCTGTACCAGACATGCCTCCATATAAGGGTTTAAAAGTATGTGCCTTTGCGTCTTGTCTTGATACTCCTATAGTATCAGCAGTAAACTGGTGGACATCTACACCATCTTCTATATCTTTCATGCCTTGTTTATCTTGTGCTAAAAATACAGCAGTTCTAAACTCAAGTTGTGAAAAATCTATTTCCATAATTTGGCCACCATCAAACCTAGATGTAATTACTTTACGGATAGGAAATGTATTGCCTCTTGGTTGATTCTGGAAGTTAGGGTCACGACTAGATAGCCTTGCTGTTGCTGTAACACACTGCATAAACTTAGGATGTAGTATGCTATCTGCGTTTACATGATCCCTTATGCCATTCACAAATGTGTTTAAGTATGTGTCTATAGCATTGTATCTAATAATAAGATCAACAAACTCTTTTATCTCTCCGTCTGATCTCATAGATATTTTTCTTAGTGTGTCTCTGTCTGTCTTGAAGCCCCCATCTGCAACCTCAGATACACCAACAGGTTTTTGTTGAAATCCTGCAATCTTATTTGTCTCAGAATATATTACACCATGGCCATCACAAGCATAGCATTTTGACATGTTCTTGTAAGGATCCCCATTAACTTTTACTCTTTGCATTACCCCATCACCATCGCATACATCACAATGATTTGCTATAGTTTTTTTAATAACTTTTGTCTGTGTGTCTACTGCATCTTTAAATTTTGACTTAGAAAATATAGGACGTTTTTTCTTTCTTTTAGTACTCTTATCTATTCCTATGTTAAAAGTATCCGACCATTTCTTTTTGTCTATAACTTTTCTAGAATATATAAGCCAAGATAACTGCTCACCACTTGCAGGATTTAAGGGCGTGTCACCCATCTGCTCCCATATTATATGCTTAATGCGTTGTGCTATTGTGCCAAACTCTTCTTTGAAGATTACTTCAACCTCATCAAGTCCTGGCACATCAATGTTAATGCCATTTCTTTCCATCTCCCCAAGTACAGGAAGAAACTCATTCATCATCTTAACAGATTTAAGTAACCCTTTGTTATCTGATTTTTTAAAGTCAACCATCTGTGAATCAAACAAAGCCCTAGTAGATACTACGTCCTGTCTGCCATACTCATCAATGATATCTATTGGTATGTTTTCAAATGATATCTTATCTTTCATATACTGATCTACTGCGTCAGATTTTTGTGATATACTTCTGCGTTTACATATCTCCTTTAGGGACAATGGTTTACGCAATCCTCTAAGCAGTACATACTCACCAATCATTGTGTCATATAGCCTGCCATCATATTTAAAGCCAGACTCTAGCAACCATACTAAATCAAACTTTATGTTATGGCCTACTAATAGTTTAGTTTTATCTAGTATATCTTGGACTGCTTTATGATTTGTCTGTGTGTCAAACTCTTTGTCATTGTGATTAAAAAAATAGTAATCATCATTGACTCCTATACTAACTAAAAAATTATGTGGATTAAAAGGTAGTGGGTCTACTTTACCATCTACAATTTGAAAGCTAGTCTCTACATCTAATACTGTAATCATTTTATTCTCCTAAAAATTAATCTCCACATCCAAGATCTAAATATAGAGACACAAGTAAATACTATAGCAATTCCTGCACTATCAGTCAAGGTTGGATATAGATCAAATATGGGGAGCACTATTAATTGTAATAGAGTGGCCAATATAAATCCACTACCAACATCTATAAAACTCTCTACTAAACTCCGCACATACCCTCACAAACATTATCAAATAAATCTGGTTGATCTTCTTCTATATCAAATACAACTTCTGATAATGGAGTGCAACTTTTATGAATAAACATTTTAGCTTCTTTATCTCTACCTAAAGATCTTATTTTTATATCAGTATCGACAGCATCTGCAAATTCATCTGGATGATTTTTTTTAAGGTTTGCCCAGTATTTGTCATCATGAAAGGGGCACATATTGCATGCACTTTTTTCAGGCATTCTATACCCATGCTCTTTCATCCAATCTATACAGTCTTGCCTATTCATATTTTCCTCAAGTAAAGGCCACCTATTAGTTATAAATTTATCCCTTGCATCTTTTTTTCTCATGATCTCATCTTTAGATATACCTATCCATTGCTCAACAAACATGTCTTTTTTTACATGCTGATATCTTTTTAATCCAAGAAGGTCTCTTATCTTTTTTCTTATTGGCTGTATCTTATACGAATTTGTGCACTGCCTCATGACCATACCTTTCTTTTTTCCCTTAAGAGTAAAGAAAGGTGCAGTTGGAAATGTGTAGCCTCCAGCTGTAGGCTTTAACATATCTGCTTTTATATCTCCCTTACTTACAGTATAGACAGGATAACTTAGTATACCCTTTAAGTAATCTAGATAATCATATATATATTTAGGTTCATTTTGGGTGTCTGCAAAAATAGCACATGTAGGCATAGGGTCTATTAAGCCTTCGTTTGCCATTAATGCCATAGTGCTTGACTGCACGCCTGCACCTAATGATATTACTGTTAGTTTCTTCATACTCTATACCTCGATAGTTGTGGCTCAATATTACAAGTAATCTCTCCATGATACCCTGATATCTTATTCTTACTTATGCACAATACTCGTGTAGTGTCAAGTGAATCTAAACTACCGTGCTTACCTATGCCTATGATTAGGTCTGCCTCTGCGGCTTTACCTGTCTTAGAGTTTTCCATCATATCAAATGATATGCTTGTCTTACCATGTGCATCTGCTGATGCTTGTGATATAGCTATCACACAACAGTCATGCCTCTTAGCTATCTCCCTTGCTCCTGTATATACAGCTCTAAGTTTCTCATCTGTTCGTGAAAAATTACCAACAACATTTACTTTATCTAATTGATCAATGATAAGTATGTCGGGTTTATGTTGCTCACAATGATTATTGACATCATCAATAGTCCAATCAACAGTATCCATAAGTTTAACATTATCTTTTATATCCTTCCATTTATCTTTTGCAACATCCATGTTGTCTACGATCTCATCTTTAGTCATACCTGTGTGTGCATTAATAACTCTCATCTGTGTTCTTACTGCAGGTTCCTCATTAATTAATGCGTGTACCTTTGCACCTTGCGATGCAAAACCTTGTATGCCACCTACTAGATTAACCCAGAATGCAGTCTTGCCAGACTCTGGTCTAGCAAATAGTATAACTAAATTACCTGCACCTATACCTGGAACATGTTCATGTAAACTTGGCAAGTTAAATTCAAACTTAGTTTGTATATCTAAACTGTCCATCAGTTCTCCTATGTCATCTGTTACTGCTTCTTCTTCTTGTACCTCTTCTTGTGTGCCCTCAAGTAAGTCCTTGATATCATTAAAAGATCTACTATGACCATTAAATATATCTGTCGCTACCACTGCTACCTTATGTGCAAGATTTCTTTTATGCACAGCAGTTAAAATATCTGCAGCAACATCTTCACTTGGCTCTTGTTCTTTTCTTATCTCATCTACCATAGACTCAAAGTTTACTCTTGCAGCTCTGGTCAATGCAGGATTATACTTTTCTAAATGTAAATCTATCAGCTCATCTATTGATAGGTCTTGCTGATACTCTTCGTGTGCTTTCTGTATTGTAGTAAAAACATTTCCAAGACCATTAGTAAATGTAGTCTTAGAAACTTTGCTTTTATTATTATCATAAAACTTTTTCTTTAATAATAATTTTATTAGTTGTCGTTCTTGCATAGTATCTCCTTTATCTGTGCTGGTCTAAAGTATTTTAAATCATCTTCCAACAGCACTACCTTTGTTTCTATGTTAGTACTAGACAATTCTTTTGCTATGTCAAATGATTTAGTAGTTGCATCTCTGTCTAATGCAACAATAACTTTCTTATATTTTTTTTGTATGACTGGTATAAAAGAATCTGAAAGACTTGTACCCATGAGTGCAACTCCTACAAAATCTTGGGACACTGCACAAGCAGACGCACAGTCTTCAACCACTACGGCAGTGTCCCCCTCACCACAAATAAATGGATAATCTTTTCTGCCATACACATACCATTTAGGAAGTATATCAGATCGTAATGCTCTGCCAACACCACCAATTATTTTGTCTGTGTTATCTTTAATCATAAAGACAGCTCTATGATTTTGTGGATCATACCTTATATCTGCTCTTCCTTGATTATATGCATCAGTGCAATTGTTTCTTCCTAAGTATCTAGATACTTGGTGAGTAGAATGACCAACTGTAAAATGATGTGGCACTTTCCAATCTATCTTATCCTCTGATTTTTTCTTTATCATGTGCGTGATATCCTCCATTGTTTTGTCTGTGTCAAGAACTCCTTTAGCAGTACAAGAAGCACTGAAGCAATACCATTTCATCTGTCCACTTTCTTTGGTCAGCTGTAAGGTATTGTTATGAAAGCAAAAAGGACAATCCATTCTTATGGACTGTCCTGTATGTATGGGTATGTTTTGTATTACTTCTTTTTGTTCTCTGTAATTCATGCTTTGCTTATACCATGATTGGTAGCTTATGTCAAGTGATTATGAAGCTTGCGCCCCAGATTTCTCTAAAAGAATCACACCTGGGGCTTGCCCCCTTCATAGCTGCGCGCGTTTACCTCCAGCCAGGGGGCTTGGATCACTTTCTCTCGAGAACAGTATTCGCGATCCCGATTGTACTCTTATGTCTCTCGCATGCACCGAGACCAGGTGGTAGGTAGCGATCCTAACGCTTTCTAAAAGTACAATCGGCATGGCGATTGTGGGTGGGGGTGTCCGTAGGCCGCAATGTTTAAACGGCTTGTGAGTACTCTGACCTGCACCCCCATAAAGTGGGGTAGGCAACGACCACACCTACCCCTTGAATACGAACACTACCTCTGTAGCATGCTTAGTGTTTTACTATGCTCGTAATCAATATCATATATTAACACTTCTTTGGCTATGTGTCAAGTCGTTTCATCTATATACAAAACAAAACTATCTGCTAGCTCCCTATTAATAGAGTGGTTCCAGTTACCCCTACCTCTCCATCTTCTTACTACTCTTTTTTTAGTTCGACTGCTAATATACTTTCTAACATTTTGAAAGAACTGCTCACCTTCCTCTGTGTTAGGGACACCCTCAAAGACATAACGTCCTTGAATGAGTCTTTCACTTGGTGATCTACTCATATCAAAGTACTAACAGTAGATAACTTTAGCTTTCTACCTTTGGGTGTTACCTGTACAGTATACATA